GGCACTATGCATGTCACTGTAGATACCAGAGCAGATCAAATAGAAATTGCAGACTCTTATAACTATGTTGGAGATTCTGCTTATGAAGATTCTATTTCGTTCTCTGGCAAAATCCGTGGTGTTGGTGCAATTGATGTAAGACTTTTCTCTGACATGCCCAACGACGATGAAACGCTCATCCGCTACACAATCAAAGCCAAAAATACTGCTGTTAATTGATGTTCGGATCTCAAGACTCTTTTGAAACCAGAACAAAACAGTGGAGCGATTTTAGGAAAAGTCTAGAGCAGGAACCAGACCCTATACAGGCCACAATCGATCATTATAACCAAGCACCTGAAGTAAATATTCATACAGATCCATACGATCGTTCAACCTGGCCGAGTCCCTGGGAACTGATTAAAGAAAACTGTTACTGTGAGTTTTGCAAGCTGCTAGGCATTGCGTACACTCTACAGTTAACTGACAGTTTTTCAACAGAACGATTTGAGATACATATACAACGAAGCGACGAAACCAGCGAAACATTTTATTTACTGTTTGTGGGAGATCGCGTCGTAGGATACCAGAGAGACACACATGTTGCAAAAACAGAACTTCCAAGCTATCTTCTTTTGCAACAACGTTATAATCTGTCTCCCTAAACAAAGTCCAAGTACAAAAAAATAAAAAGTGTCATGCTAATTAGCATAATAAAATAGCCATCAAAAAAAAAGGAAGGAAAGCAATGTTATTTGAAGAACAGATATCCAGAAAGCCAGATTTATACCCCTGGACAAAACAGTTCATAGATGCAATTTGGGCAGGTTTTTGGACCCCAGACGAGTTTAACTTTAGATCAGACTATTCACAATTCAAAACTGATCTCACAGAACAAGAACAGCAGGTAGTAGTAAGAGCACTATCAGCAATAGGTCAGATTGAAGTTGCTGTAAAATCCTTCTGGGCAAATGTGGGCACTCATCTTCCTCACCCCTCAATTAACGATCTGGGCTATGCTATGGCCAACTCAGAAGTTATTCACAACATGGCCTATGAAAAACTGCTGGACGTTCTTCATCTTACTCATGTGTTCGAAGAAAATCTAAACGAAGAAGTAATTCGCGGCAGAGTAAACTATCTCAAAAAGTATCTAGAAAAAGTCTACGAAGACGAAAGAAAGCAGTACATTTATTCCATAATCCTCTTTACATTGTTCGTGGAAAATGTTAGTCTGTTTTCACAGTTCTACATTATTCTGCACTTCAATAGAAACAAGGCAGTACTGAAAGATTGTGCCCAGCAGGTGCAATACACAAGAAACGAAGAAATGCTTCACGCACAGGTTGGAATCAAGTTGATTAACACTCTGAGAGAAGAGTATCCAGACCTGTTTGACGCAGAACTAGAAGCTCGTATTCAGGAAGAAATTGCAGATTCAATTGAAGCAGAAAGCAAAGTAATTGACTGGATAATGGGAGACTACAGCGTAGAAGGACTTGACCGGGACATTCTCAAAACTTTTGTTAAAAAGAGAATGAAAGACTCAATGGAGCAGATTGGATTTGATCATTCACATATTGAGTATGATCCAGCTCTTGCAGACAAAACATTCTGGTTCGACGAGTCAACACTGGGTTCTACTATGACTGACTTCTTTCAGAAGAGACCAGTAGAGTATTCAAAAGGAACCGGCATTGCAGAAGACGAATTATTTTAAGACAGAAACAACGGAGATAAAAATGAGTTTTGATTGGTTAAACAAAGACTCAAGGACCTTCCTCTCACGAGGATACCTTGGCGAAGGGCAGAGTGCAGAAGACAGAGTCAGGGAGATAGCAGACACAGCAGAACGGTTTCTTGATGTTTCTGGCTTTGCTGACAAATTTTACGACTATATGGGAAGAGGATTTTATTCTCTTTCTTCGCCTGTATGGTCAAACTTTGGAAACAACAAGGGCTTGCCTATTTCCTGCAATGGTGTATATGTAGGGGATGAAATTTCCAAGATACTGGGCAAGTCAGCAGAAGTAGGCATGCAGACCAANCACGGTGCNGGTACNTCNGGATANTTCGGCGANATTCGTCCNAGAGGCTCTCAAATNAAAACAGGNGGNGTTGCAGANGGNCCNGTTCACTTTATGAATATCTTTGAAACAAACACAGATGTNATNTCTCANGGCAATGTTCGCCGNGGATCNTTTGCTGCATATCTTGACATTGAACANCCTGATGTAGAAGAGTTTTTGGAAATNAGAGAAGTTGGNCATTCCATTCAAAACATGAGTCTGGGTNTTTGTGTNAGTGATCAATTNATGGAAGAAATGATTGCAGANGGCGAAGCAGTCAAGGCAGGNGAACTTGCTTCTACAGACGCAAAGAAACTNAAACTATGGGCNAGAGTTATTCGAAAGAGAAANGAGTCAGGCTATCCTTATCTTTTCTTTACTGATAATGTNAACAAGAACAAGCCCAAAGTGCTCAAGGACAAAAACAGAAAAGTATATGCANNNAATCTTTGCAGCGAGATCTGTCTACCTTCTGCAGACGACGAATCATTTGTGTGTAATCTTGCGTCTATGAATGTTCTTACCTATGACGAGTGGAAAGACACAGATGCTGTAGAAGTTCTTACCTACTTTCTGGACGCTGTAATGACTGACTATATCAACAAGACAGCAGAGATTCCCTACATGGAATCATCCTACAACTTTGCCAAGCGTTGGAGAGCACTAGGCATTGGGCAGCTAGGCTGGCATTCTTATTTGCAGAGCAAGATGATTCCTTTTGAATCATACCAAGCAGCAACACTGGCAACTGAGGTTGCTCGCTTTATGGACGAACGCACACTCAAAGCGTCTCGAGAAATGGCAGCAAGATACGGCGAGCCCGACGGCATGATAGGTTACGGTGAACGCAACCTTACTCGGCTTGCTATTGCACCCACAACATCCTCATCCTTTATTCTCGGACAGGTGTCGCCCTCCATCGAACCATTACGTTCTAACTATTTTACAAAAGATCTTGCAAAGGGTAGTTTTACCTATAAGAATCCTTACCTAGAAAAGGTTCTGGAAACCTATGGCAAGAACGACCAGTCTACCTGGATGAGTATTCTGACCAACAATGGCAGTGTTCAGCATCTTGATTTTCTGGGAGAGACAGAAAAATCTGTATTTGCAACCTTTGATGAAATCACACCCATGACTATTGTTCAGCAGGCAGCAGCAAGGCAGCGTTTTATCGATCAGAGTCAGAGCTTAAATCTTATGATTCCGCCTAAAGCCCCTGTGAAAGATGTCAATGCACTGTTAATCGAAGCCTGGAAACTGGGTGTGAAGACTCTGTATTACCAGCGTTCGAGTAATCCTGCTCAAGAGCTTGTGAGAGATATTACCGCATGTGCAAGTTGCGAGGCATAACATGAATGCAATAATATGGAGCAAAGATCAGTGCATGTTCTGTGAGATGGCAAAAGACCTACTCACAGAGCATAACATTAAATACGAGGAAAGAAATATTTCCAAAGGCGAGTGGACTAGAGAGCAGCTTGAAGAAGCTGCTCCTGGTTCGAAAACTGTACCACAGATATTTCTTGACGGTAATTGCATAGGCGGATTTACAGATTTAAAGGCATATATACAAAAGCAGGAGAAAAAATGTTAATCGAAACACCATATAAAAATGGCGATGCTATTACAATTAAGTTAACTTCAGGTGAAGAAATTGTGGCAAGACTGGAGGAGGAAACAAACGAAGGTTTAAAAGTTTCTAAACCAATGAGCCTAACAGCAACACAGGAAGGAATAGGTCTTGCACCATATGTGTTTACAATTTCACCAGAAACTGCATTTGTAATAAAAAGTCATGCTGTTGTATGTGTTGCAAAAACCATTGAAGAAATGGCAACTCAGTACATTCAAAACACAACAGGACTTGCTGTATAATGGCAGAAAACGAAGAACAAGGAATTTCAACTGAAGAATTCAACACCTTTCGTGAATCGTTTGAACACGATCGATTGACAGCTGGAGTAGATCTTAGGCAGTTGCCCTATGGAGAAGAAAAACTTCAACAAGAAACTCTTAGCCAAATCGATAATATCGTTGCCGAACTAGAAAATTCATCCCCAGCAGCAAAAGCAGCAGAAATTGCCGGTGACTCGTGTAATATATTTGACAGTATGAGCGATCTTGTTAGTGGTCCACGAGCAGCAATTGGTGCCGCAGCAGACGGCACAGGAGATGCATTGAGTCCTGCACAGGAAGCTGCGAAGGCTGCAGGAGATGCAGTCGCAGACGGTGCAAATGCTGCCAAAGCTGCTATAGGAGGCATTATGGGTTCCACAAATGAACTCAGTCTTCCGTTTGATAATGCACTGGGCGAAATAAAAGAAATTGCAGGATCTTTACAGGGTGCTAGTCAAGAAGTCTTAGACGGTGCACTGGATGCGTTTCGAGACTTTCAAAATTCTGTAAATGAGATCACTGATTCGGTGTTTGGAGGAATTTCAGATGCACTATCATCAGCTACAGATGTAATTGGCGAAGGTCTTCAAACTACAGGTGCAGCAGGGAGCCCGGCAGCAAAAGGTGCAGCCGATAAAAACATTTTAGATAAAGCCGGCGTGCTAGGTATCGATCTGGAAGGTGTAGAATCACCAGCCGACCTCAGCGATGATGCACTTGCTTTGCTTGAACAGTCTGGCGAACTTCCCAAAAGTGTACTAAATGTTGGTAAATTAGACAAGCTGGGAGGAGCAGCATTAGAAAGCACAAAATTTCCTGGAAAAACTCTTGCAGATTTAGGACAACAGTCGGCTAACGATGCACTGGCTGGCGTGGCCAGTTTTAATGAAAATATTGGGCCAGCGGCAGTTCAAATGGAATCACTTACTGGCAATCTAGACAGCCTTAAGCCTCCGGTGTAAACGATGACAGATTTTGGCGTAGCAAGACAAAACGACATTGTAATCGGCGATTGCGAAATACATGGAAAGAATATTAAAGGTCGTGTTATAGAAGCATCAACTAATGTTCAGGTCAACGGTAGAGGTGTTGCAAGAATAGGTGACAAAGTAAAAGCCGAATGCGGTCACGAATCAACTATTACTTCAGGATCTACGTCAGAAAAGCCAAACAGTAAACCGGGTATAGCAAAGCAAAACAGCACAGTAGGATTGCCCAACGAACCTTACAAAGGCCGAATTATAACCGGATCTACAGATACTCGTGTAAGTTAAGGTTGACTTTAGATCTTGCTTCAGTTACACTTGGTGTATGAACAGTAAACGTTTAATACTTACAGACGCAGACGGCGTGATTCTATCGTGGGACTATGCATTCGGTGTATGGATGGAATCTCATGGTTATACTCCTATTCATCAAGGCAATAGGCATTATTCAATAGCAACTCGTTTTGACATATCACAAAAAAAGGTAGGTGAATTAATCAAACAGTTCAACGAGTCTGCTGCCATGGGATTCCTGCCTGCACTGCGTGATGCTGTTTATTATATTAAACGGCTTCACGAAGAACAC